GTTTTACGCAGTAGTTATGCCAATGCGTAAAGGCGCGCGTGATGATGATCCGAAAGATGTTTTTTGGCGACCCCAGCAAGCCCCCACCCCCTAGGGCACGTGGTGCCAGATTGGAGAGCATGACGATGACAAAACAGATTGATGAAGATCACATTGAAGAGCTTATGGAAATGCTCACAGGCGGCGATTTGCCAGACGGCGTGACAATGAGCGAACAGCCGAAGCTGAGCAGACGCGCTGCTTTTGCGGTCATTTGGTATTTGCAGGAACACCTCTGTGTTATACCCCCGAATTTTGAAATGTGTGATTACCGCGAAGGTGTTTTTGATTCTAATTATGGGGGTCACATTGTTTCGGATAAATACGACAGTTGGTATGAAAAAATGGGGATTCCCAAAGAACTGGTTGTGTCTGCTGCCTTAAATAGCAAGTCGTTTTGTTGTGAAAGCTGCGAGGCAGCGTACTTTGAAGAGGTTTTATCTGACAGTGACCAGCAAGCCCCCACGGAGGCCCAATAACATGACAGCGCAGACCGGCATTTACGATTACGACCGCATGGTGTACCTCGCTGAGACATACGAGGCCAATACCCGGCACTTTTTCGCACGGCTGGACAACGGCCGTATGCGACCGCTGACGCCAGAGCAGGCACGAGAGGCCCGGCGGGCTGGGGTGCGGGAGGAGTTTGACGAGACACGGCCGCTGGTAGCGGCGGAGGATGGTGAGGGATGAGAAACATATGGTCACATGATAGTTTGTTCTATGCCATTATTGACGATGACGACAATGAAATGGCACCAGAGGATGTGGTTAGCGAGCTGACCCACCTCCGCGCCGAAAACACCCGCCTCAATACGGCGCTACAAGCGGCGCTGAATTTTGCTAAGGCACAAACGGCCGTCTATGCCGGTATTGCTGGGATAGATGATGCTCAGGAATTGATTGACAATCACCTAAGCTTGCAAACCGAAAACGCCCGCCTCGCCGCCCAGCTGCAAGCCATGAGCGACCAGCTAACCGACGCGGTGCAGCGGGCGCGGGAGGCAGAGCGGGAGCGGGATGAGGCGCGGGAGGCACTACGGCTCATTGCCGACACATCAGGCGAAACGCACATCTGGCAAATTGCAACCGGGGCGATGGTGAATAGCACGTTAGATAATTAAGGGACACAGGGCAAGGGCATGACACGCACACCAGCCACGGCCGTCAATCCGATGGCGGCGCGGCTGGTAAGGGCATAGGGTAGACATGACAACACAGGGCAAAATTACCGCGATACAGAACGAAATAGCAGCGGCGCAAAACGAGATAGCGCGGCTTAACCGTCTCAATATGCCACGGGCGAATGAGCGGCGAATTGAGTGCCTGACGTGGTATATCAAGGGCTTGAACGTGGCGCTATACCTGCTGGTGCAGGAAACGGCCGTTATGGAAGTTGAGGCGGAGCTGGTGTATTGACCATGACGCCGCATTTTGCTATAATTCCCACTGTCGAGGTTACATCATTTGCACGGGATTTTGTGTCTCTGCAACCGCATACTTTGTGGGTAATGATCCCACCATTTGCTGTTCAGCCCCGTGCTGATGTGACCTCGACAATCACAAAGTAAATGGTGGGATTTTTGCGTTTTGCAAGGTTCCAAAGGGGCAAGAGCGTGACAGCAATAGACATCAAACGAGTGAACATTGTAGAAAAAGACATTGAAGATTGGTTGTGGGCAAATCCTTTGTCTTTTGGGCACACAATTCTTCGGCACGGTACGTTTGTAGATATGACTTGGGTAGCCAGGCAGTACAGACTACCGAGCGGGATATTAGACCTGTTCGGGATCATTGATTATCAAGTTACCGATCTTCACTATTGGCGGCGTCCCGTGCTGGTTGAAGTCAAAAACCAACCAATTACCAGCAGCGCAATAACCCAGGTGTGCAGATATGCCGCAGATTTAGAACAAATCATTGATACGGCTGGTTACGCCGATGGGGGCGGCATTCTTAAAGAAGGTGAGGGCACAGTGTGGAAAATCATTGTTTGCCCTGAACAAATTACTGACACGTTGTTGTATGAGGCAAACGCTGTCAACGTTTCAATCCACACTTTTGCCCCTGAATTAACACTCAAGCTGCGCGGGGCTACCGTATGGACACAAGAAGCGGCCGTTAGCAGATGGCACCAAATAAAAACCATCGCAGAAGGTAGCGAGTTTGATGTGCTTAGGCAGATGGCCGCTAAAAACCTGGAAGAGTTAAAAAACATGGTTGATGACGCTGAACCTCTCCCGTTCACCGATGAAAACGGCGATTGCAGTTTTGCCGAGAATGGCGACTTACTATGAGCACCTACCACTGGATCAAACTGTACGATGAAATATTAGACGATCCCAAAATGGGGCGGCTGTCAGATGGCGCTTATCGCCTCTGTATCAACGTCTTTTTGCTGGCCAATCGCTCAGATGAGCGCGACGGCCGTCTGCCAGACTTTGAGGACATGGCGTGGGCTTTACGCATATCTCAAGACGATTTGCAAAAGTATTGGCAGGAATTAGAACGGGCCGAAATCGTCTGCATGGTTGACGGTATGCCGATGGTAACAAAGTTTGCGGAACGCCAGACAACACCCGTACCAGTTGCCGAGCGTGTGCGCGCCCATCGTGGACGGAAAAAGCAAGAAGAAACAGAAAATAACGCAGATGAAACGGCATCCGCTGGTGACAGTAACGACGATGTAACGCAGCGTTACCAGAATAAGAAAGAAGATAAAGATAAAGATCATTCTTTGTCCGCTAACGCGGACGCCCCGGCGGATTCTCGTGAAGAAATTGATGTTTATGTCGATGATTTGCTGGCTAAGTGGGGGGAATTGTTTCCCAAAAAGCCACAACCAAGACGGCAAACGTACCGGTCAAAGATTAAAACCAGGATTAAATCAGCCCATTTTCGTGATAACTGGCTAACGGCCATGAATACTGCTGCGCAATCCATGACTTTGCAAATAGAGAGCTGGTTTAGTTTTGAGTTTTTTGTCCGCAATGACGAGAACTATGTTAAGTGCCTGAATAACTGGATGGGATGGAAGGATGAGCAGCTAAAAGCAAAAGCCACCACCAACGGCCGTTCACCCTCCACCAGCAACGGCACGGCAGATGACAGCGCCGTGTGGGATTTAGTGCTGGCCCACGCTCGGCGGGGCGATGCCAATTTCAAGGATCAGGCACTTAGAGCAGCGGTCATAGCGTTTGGCTGGCCCAAGCTGCAAAGAATCCCAACGGGCGAAGAAAACTTTTACCGCAAGGACTTTATGAGGATTTATCATGAGCAATCAACAGCTACCCCCGCATAGTGCCGAAAGCGAACGCGCTGTTATTGGGTCGCTACTAATTGACCCTGACGCGCTGTATATGATTAACGACTTCTTAAAGCCAGAAGATTTTTACATTGGTCATCACGGTCTTATCTATCGGCTCATTCAAGATATTTTTGCTGAGGGCTTGTCGGTAGATGTAATTACATTGGGCAGTCGTTTGGCGATGGAGACAAAACAATCGGAAAACGAAGAAATTGGCAGACTGATAGGTTTTACAAATGAAGTGCCGACCGCTCTTAATGTTCGTGACTACGCCCGCACGGTTGAGGCCACCAGCATACGGCGCAAGATGATCCGCGTCGGCGGGAAGATTGCCGCATTGGGGTATGACGAAAAACAAAGCATTGACATCCAGCTAGACACCGCTGAAACAATGGTGTTTGAGGTCAGGGGCGAACGCAGCAAAGACGGCATGAGCAAGCCGCGTCAGTATGCCGGTGATTATTTGGACTGGTTTATGTCGGCGTGTGAAGAACCAAAGACTATTGGTTTGCCTACTGGATTTATTGACCTTGACCGGCTGCTTGATGGCTTACAAGCCCCCTGGCAATATGTGCTGGCCGCGCGTCCTGGCATGGGTAAATCTTCGATGGCTGGGCAAATTGCCGTTAATGCCACGTTAAACCACGGTAAGCGCGTCGCCTTCTTTGCTTTGGAGATGAGCAAAAGGCAACTAACAAACCGCATTGCTGCGTATTTGACGGGGATTAATAGCAAATTGTTAAAGCGCCCCTGGGAGCTGCCAGAACACAACCGACAGATGGTGCGCGAGGTGGTTGGCAGGTTGTCAGATAGCCGACTGTTTATTGACGATACAAGCGGCATAAGCCCGGCTCAGGTCCGTGCTAAAACGATGCGTCTTTATGCAGAACACGGGTTAGACCTGGTGATCGTTGACCACTTGCACATTATGAGGCCGGACCGCAATTTGAACCGACAGGACCAGGAATACGGCGAAATGACAAAGACGCTGGCCGAGTTAGGCAAGCAGATAAACGCGCCCATTCTTACGCTGGCACAGCTTAACCGTTCAGTTGAGGCGCGGCAAAACAAGCGCCCAATAATGAGCGACTTGCGCGAATCTGGTGCGATTGAGGAAAACGCTTACGGGGTGATGTTCTTATACCGTGACGATTATTACAACGAACTGAGCGAACGCCCGAACGTTTGTGAGGTTATTGTCGCTAAGAATCGGGATGGCGAAACAGGCACGGCTGATCTTGTCTGGCAACCGCAAACAACCAGCTTTAAGAACATGCGACTGGAGGCAATAAAACTATGACCACACAAAGCAGCGGCCAGATCATCTACTACGACAGCGACGGCGGCCCGCTTCTCTGCACAGTGACGGCGGCGGATGTCGAGGCGATGGAACGTAGCCGAGAATTTTATCGCGTGCGAGTACAGGCGCTCCATGAGCTGCTGGAAGCGGAAAACGACGCGCTCCGAGCCGCCTACGCCATCGCCGCCGCCATCATGCGGGCGCAGCCGGTCGGGGTGCCGCGATTGGTGCAGGCGTGGCGTGAGGCGCAGCAGCGGGTGGATGAGGTGACGAAATGAACTTGGAACCAATGGAATACGAAATTGCAGTGTCTCAAACATTCGCTTACCTGTTTAATCAGCTCGACTTTCCACCGTCAAGACGCATCCGGGCGCATTTTGTAGAACAGGGTCAAAACTATACGCTTTGCGGTTACGTTTTGCGCGGATGGGAGACAGTCAGCGCCGACAGCGTGGAAGGCGAGGCGGCGCGTCAATCGTGGCTTTGCAAACACTGTGAAAAAATTGCTAACAAGGAAGCATCATGACAACACTCTATTACGCTCAAGACATTTCCCTCGGCTGGCCCGACCATCCCGCCAAAAACATCTGGCGGCACGTCGAGCGCCTGGGCATCAAGCCAACCAAGCACGGCAATAAATACGCGCTAAATGAGGCACAGGTGGTGCAGCTTGAAAAAGCAGCGAGTATCACCATCTCGCGCAAGAAAACCGAGCCAGCGGCGAAAAAATCGCACGTGGCAGCGTGCAAGGGCGTGCCCCGGCGTGACGCGGTGCATGTGCCAGCGCCAATGTTAAAGCAGCGTAAAACGGCGCAGGGGCAGCCGTACTTGTTGGCGGTGCCGGTAACGGCCGTTCCGAAGCCGTGGCAGTGGAGTAAGGGAATATGATGCAGCTTGACTTATTCCACATCTTCGACCTGAGCAAGCCAGCGCCAACCATTGAGCGCACGCCGTATGAGCGCCATAGGGCAATGGCTACGGCCGTACACGATGCGCTGCTGCTGTTTTGGGAGGATTCGCAGGCAGAGCAGCCAGAGACACACGGCTACACGTTCCCGGCGCAGTTGCCAGACGGCCGTACGCTACGGGTTAGCCTGCGGATTGAGGAATAGGGGAAAGTTTTAAGGTTTGTGTATTGTAACGATATATGTTTTATATTATAATGCTACGCATGTCTGATATGAAACAAACCAGCATCTACTTAGACCAAATAGACAGAGAAGCTATAGAAATTATCAAGGCTCATTTTGGAGTTAGCACAAATTCAGACGCGGTACGGCTTGCCATTCGCAAGGTGGCACGTGAAATCGCCAGCATGAAGGGGAAAGACGATGAGTAATCAAGTTGATTATGAAACTAGAGTAAAAAACGCGCTTGACATGGCGCAATGGGGAAGCTTTGACGGCGCTCATCATAAGATGTGGGCCATTGACCAAATTGTCCGGGCGCTGACTGGCTGTACCCGTCACGACGATTCTATGGGAACAGATTCACGAGAATATCAGCAATGGGTAGCTGAGTTTGAAATGGGCGAGGATGGTCCGCATACCTATGAATGGGATACGGGCATTGCTCCGTAATAATTAAGAGGAAGCGCTGCTGCATCGTGTTACGAGCACGACACAGCAGCTAACCAACGCGCAGACCGGCATGTCTTCGCAAAAGCTGCATACATTGTAGCCATAGACGCCGGTACCGCGCAAGTGGGATCGGCGTTTTTGTTTTGGAGGCGAGATGGCGATCGATAAAGATAAGTTAAAAAAATTCATCAATGACGCTTTGGTAATTGCCAACAATCACGCTTGGACAGAAGGCGGGTCGGAAATTACCAGATGGGATGTTTGTACCGGTTGCGGCCAAGCAGATTGGCTAGGTCATAAACCAGATTGCATTATTCAACAATTTGTCAATGATGCTTATGAAATTTTAGAGCAACTAGATTAACCCCCCTTCCCAAACGCCCGCCCCGGCTTCGGTCGGGGCGGGCAAAGGAGACCCCAACTAACCGAATGGAGAAATACCAAACGGCCGTACCTGTTCCACTTTTCGAGGAGCGGGAAAACGTCAAGTTCCACCACAGTTTGCCGCAGTTCGTTCTGGACCCGGCGTTTACCAATGCCATTTTTGGCGCGGTTATGATGCTGGGTGCGGTGCTGATGCTGGGTGCTACTGCCTACGGTTTCTTTCTGGCTGTTATCGGTGGTCCCCTGTTTGGCTACGGCGCATTTGGTTGGCTGATGTTGCAGCGGCGCTTGGTTGACTTTCAGCCGCACACTAGCATAACAAAGACGGGGTATGAACCGATCCGGGTACAAGAGACGGAGGATCGGAGCTTGCGAGTAGGGGAGGCAGACGTACCGTTTTATCGCCAGCCAAAATTGATTGAACACGCGCAGCGCAAATATACCCTTAGCGGCAAGCAGTTAGATAAGCTAGAAACACTGTACCGCGAACACGGGCCAGCCATTCGCCGTGATGCTTCACGAGAGGGGCCTGGGTGGTCCGAGACAGTTGGTATAGGCTCAAGCGCATTTGGTTTAGTGGTGAGCATCCTAGAGGGCAGGGGATACGTCATGAAGCCGCAAGGTTCAACCAATTACGAATGGACAGCGCGAGGATTACGCGAATTATTGGACATAGAAAACCCCCCTACCCTGTAGGGTAATACGTTGACTATCTGCCGTCGTCTCGACTACGACGCCGACGACGACGGCAGAAAGGAGTAGTTAGCATGACAAGTTGGATAGATCAGCGGCGCGGGCGATTGGCAAATGAAGTAAATAACCATAAAACGGAATGGGGCGATTTTGAACATCCTGGCGTAGGCAATGGCGGACCTGATGCCCTTTTGAGACAGGCCAGGCAGTACATAAAAGAAAACGGTAAGCAGGCCAGGCAAAAGCGCACTTTTGGCCGAAATGATGAAGAAATTGAAGCAAAGTACATGAGTACATATTGGTAAGGATGGTCACAATGAACCAGACGCAAAAACGTATCATCCTCCACGATTCACGCCCGGCAATTCAGCAAGCGCCTGATATTGTGCAGGCCATTGACACGGTACTAAATCAGGCGCACGGATTGTTTCAGCGGGAGTACCAACGGCAGCTTGAAATGTACCGGGCATATAACGGCCGTTATCCTTGCTATCACTACGAATTTGCAAGCGTAGCCGAACACGCGAAAGCCGCTTTGCCGGAGGCCGTTCGGATTTATCTGAGGTGAAATATGACGCAGAATAAAAAAGCAATCTTTTACATTGTCGGCGGTGTCGCCGTCTACCTGCTAATAATGGCGGCTGTATCTGCTGCCTCATTCGCCCGCGCTGGTGGTACGGCCAATGTCCTGTCACATAGCAACGATGTGCAAATCGAGGCCGACAGTGTTGGCGACGTGGTAAGCGTGACTGGTAACGGTAATGCTTTGCAGTACCAGCCAGAGACAGAACAGCACAAACGGGGCGAATCGGTCATGTTGTGGCTGTGGGTGGTGCTGTTTATTGCGCTGGTGCTGTTCTTATTCAACCGCATGGGCGTGACATTGGTATGGGAGAAATCGGTATGAATGAATCCAAACTTATCAAGCACCTGCCAACTATCGGCCGCATTTTTACCCCGGCGGCAATGCTGGTTGTGCTGACCTACGAAATCAGCACCAGCCAAAATGTTACCGGCGCGTGGTTGTGGGCTATCTTGATTGGCGCAGCAGCTACGGCCGTTGGCGTCGAGGCGGTTGGCATTCTGGCAGGTCACACGTTTGAGGCGTATTGGCGAGTAGGCGACAACGGGCGGGCACGTCTGGCCTTAGCGCTGTTGGGTGTCTATACCATTGCCGGGCTGGTCATCCTGTGGGGCAATTGGGCATTGATGCCCATTCCAATTATTGCCGCCGTGGTTTACCTGGTCAGTGGTTTGGCTGAATCATTGACGGCGCAGCAAGCAAAAGAGGCGGCAAGCAACGAACGGCAAGCGGTTTTTGAGATGGAGCAACAGGCAAAGGATCGGGAGTGGCAACGGCAGCTTGAGGCCAAGAAGCTGGAGGCAGATACGGCCGTTAAGTTGGCGCAAGAAGAAAACAAAAAAGAAGTGGAAATTGCGGCGGAAAAAGCGAAAGCAACCATAGCAAACGCGCAAGCTCGCGAAGCAAGAGCGAAAGCGAAAGAAGATTCCCCGAAGCTACAAATAAACGCGGCAGAAACAAAAGTAAACATAGACGAGCTTTCTGGAAACAAGCTGGAAATTTACAGATTCTTTCGCGAAAACCCAAGAGCAAGCAACACCGAAGCCGCCGAAACTGTGGGAGTTTCTCGGCAATATGTTGGGCAAGTGAAGAAAGAGTTGAATGGTTCCATTGCAAGATGACTTGTGGTACAATACTAGTGCTTAGGTTTACGAATCGAAGGGGATATTTTTATTCCCAATTAAATACTACGTGGCACAGAGGCCATCATTGCCCGCCGTCACAAGCGGGCTTTTTTTGCGCCTGCCTGCCGTAATTGACCTGGTAAGGCGCAAAGTGCTATACTGTAGGGTAGTATGGTATCATTTGTTGTAATGGAGGACAGCATGAAAGACGGCAGCGTGGGCGGGTAGAAGTCGATGGAATCGGCTATGATTTATGTACATGACAATTAGGTAGCTAAAAACAGGGCATGACAACCAACCAAACCAGCATTAACGTAATCGCAGCAGTACAGAAAGTCCAGACGTTAGCCGACGGCGGCTTGCGCTGGACTTTTGACTTACCAGAGAGTGCCATACTACAGTCGGCGCAGCTCATGGAAATACGGCGCAGTCAGACGGCCGTTGAGTTGACGATAGTGCCGGTCAAGGATAAACCAAAAATGACAGCAGAGTATGGGGGGCGGCTCAAATGAGCAACTACAACGAAGAAACAAAAGGTGCGGTTATGGCTGCGCTGCTCGCCGGTCAATCTGTCTCCTCTGTGGCCAAAGAGTACAACATCCCAAAAGGTACGGTTAGCGGTTGGCGCAAGCAAGCTCGTGAGTTTGTGGCCGGGGGTCGTGCTGGTTCGGACCCAAAAAAAGGGGAGCGCGTTGGCGACCTGCTGATTGAATATCTTGAAGCTAATCTAATCACTCTAAAACAGCAGGTAGAAGCGTTTGGCGATCCTGTGTGGCTCAAAAAACAAACGGCGTCGGATGCGGCCGTATTGCATGGCGTTATGACGGATAAAGCCGTGCGGTTACTAGAGGCATTTGGTGACAATAGCGATACCGACGCCACGAATTAAGACGGGTCGTTTCGCGTTTGGCAGCCGGGCCGCTGGGGGCGGGGGCTTGGCCGTCGGTTCCTTTACTGACTTTGTTTCCCGCGTCAATCCCCGCTATCAGTGGTACCCTCATGTGAAGCAACTAGCGGCCATATTGCAACGGGTGGCAGATGGGGAAATCAACCGCCTCATGATTTTTATGCCACCACGACATGGCAAGAGCGAATTGGTGAGCCGCCTGTTTTCCGCTTACTACTTACTGCGCCATCCTAAGCGCTGGGTTGGTATCAATTCATACGCTGCTGAACTGGCGTATACATTTAGCCGCAATGCTAGGGATAATTTCATCCGTCAGGGCGGCAAAATAAAGGATGACGCTGCCGCTGTAAAGCATTGGGAAACGGGTAACGGTGGCGGCTTTTGGGCTGCGGGCGTGGGCGGGCCTATCACTGGCAAAGGTTTTCATTTAGGGATTATTGACGATCCAATCAAGAATGCGGAAGAGGCAGCCAGCGAAACAATACGTGCTAAACATAGAGATTGGTATGATTCAACATTTTCAACCCGTGAAGAACCAGGCGCGGCAATTGTCGTTATTCAAACGCGATGGAATGAAGGCGACTTGAGCGGCTATTTGTTGGACAAAGAAAGCGAGGAGCCAGAAGGTTGGCACATTGTCCATTTTGAGGCCATCAAGGAACCGGAACGGCCGTCATATCCTGGCACATGCACCCTTGAGCCGGACCCGCGCAAGGTGGGCGAGCCATTAGCCCCACTACGTTACCCGCTAGACAAGCTAGAAAAGATCGCCCGCCGTATAGGCTCTTACTTTTGGGCGGCATTGTACCAACAACGGCCGTCGCCTCGTGAGGGCGGCATGTTCAAACGCGAATGGTTTGACATCGTGGCCACTGCGCCGAAGGGGGCACACTTCGTTCGCTATTGGGACAAAGCAGGCACAAAAGACGCAGGGGCATATACGGCGGGCGTCTTACTTGCCGCACACAAGGGGACATATTATTTTTGCGACATGATTATGGGGCAGTGGGAAGCAGCGGAGCGGGAGCGCGTGATTAGCCAAACGCTGGCCGCCGATGATGCAAAATACGGCCGTGTTTATACCTACGTAGAACAAGAACCGGGCAGCGGTGGCAAGGAATCGGCACAGGCGACCATTATTCGCAATCCTGGTTATGTGGTGCAGGCCGACAAGCCAACGGGCGACAAGGTGCTGAGGGCCGAACCATTAGCAGCGCAATGTGAAGCGCGTAACGTCAAAATGATCAATGCGTCGTGGAACCAACGGGCACTTGATATTCTGACATCGTTTCCCAACGGCATTAAAGACATGGTGGACGCAGCAAGCGGAGCATTTAAGTACCTGCCACACGTTGGCGCAGGTACAATCCAAAGCGACAAGGATTACGCCTCTCGGTGGGGTATAAACAATCATAACGGGGGCAAGTGGAGACTATAACATGACAGCGACGACAAAATACAGGGTAGTGCCAAACGGCCGTTACTCAACGGGATCATTGACAAAAGAGATTGGTAGCACAGGCCAGCGTGAAAAGTTCGGCGTGGTCATGGATGACTTTCTGGCCGACTGGAAAACGACTCACGCCAAAGTAAAGACAGTAGATCGCATGGTTAAGAACTCGCCACTTATCGGCGGGGCGCTGCGACTGGCTATCGAAATGTCAATCCGTAAAGTTGACTGGTTTTTTACCAGCGAAATCGGACCAGATGATCCCGATCTTGAATTGGTGCAAGAGGCGTTTGATAACCTGACCCACTCATGGGCTGACTTTATCAGCGATGCAGTACTAAGCGCCTTCTACGGCTGGACAACGTTTAGTAAAAAGTTTGAGCGCAAAGACGGCCGTTTGTTGTGGCGTAAGTTCAAATTCTTGGGTCACGAAACACACATGGGCTGGATTTATGATGAGGACGGCAGTTTGTTGGCGCTGGAACAATACCCGCACCTGTGGCCAGAA